GGTGACTGTCTTTCTCTTGCTGAAGAATTTGAAAATGCGTTGAGTGAGCGCGGTTATGGAACGCTTGAACATCCGATATATGGGAAGCATACGGTTGTTCCGACGGGGAGCATTGACCGATCTGATGATCTGGTATCTTCGTTAAATGAAAGTCGAGTAAAGGTGACTTTCAGTGAGACTTTGACCGATTCTCTTCCACTTAGCGAGCTTGCGGCTGAGGATGCGCTGGATGCGGCTATTGATAATTATGAGAATGAAGCGAGCGCGGCTTTTGCGGAAATGATTGTGACTTCGACTGTTGATGATGAGATTCAACTGCAAAGTGTTATGACAACTCAGGACAATTCCCTTTTTAAAGGAATTACAAAGCTTTGCGAAAAAAGCGGTGACTTAAAGCAGAAGCAGACTCTTTTTCAGGAGTTAAATGAATTCAAAATGAGTGTGACCAACTGGGTTAAGAAGGTGGACACGCTTGCTGTCAGAGCGCGGGAAATTGCAACGGTTGTGATTAAGGCGGCAAGGCTGCCTAGTGAGATTGCTGTTGAAGCGATGGCGAAAATTGAAGGCTATTCCAGCCTCATCAAAGATTTTCTTAACAACGTGAAAGCTGATCCGGTTGGAGCGAACGCGATTAAAAATCAATTTGCCGCAACCAGTATGATGGTGGGGGCAATGGTTGCCTCTCTTTCTTTCGGTGTTGCAAAAAGTGCAAAGGAAGGAGCATCTGCCGGAAAGATATTGAGCCGCGGAGACGTGTTCGTTATTGCAGATGCCGTTACGGCTCAGTTTGACGTTTATAAAAATTACATTGATAGTCAGGTGGCTAAGAATGCTTTTGTGGATACAGGGGAAAGCTACGAGGCCGTGCTTGAAACGGTAATAAAGGCAGTTGAGATGCTGCATGAAGTTGCTTTTGACCTTCCAATGGCAAGAACAATCCGGCTGGGAAGGGACAGGCAGCTTTACGAATTATTGTGTGAGCTTTACGGAAAGCAGGGCTTTGACCGCGTTGATGAGTTCATAATGGATAACGGATTGAACGCTGATGAGATAGAGCTTATCCCTATGGGCCGAGAGGTGCGTTACTATGGCTAAGACTTACACTGTTGCGGCGGATGATACACTTGCAAAAATAAGCGTAAGGTTTTACGGCAATCCTACGAGGTGGCCGGAGATTGTTAAGGCTAATCCTCAGCTTAGCGGAAGAAGAAAGGCGGCGGACGGCAGTCCTTATATATATGTAGGTGATGTGCTTATTATTCCGAGCAAGGGAGAAAGCAGCGTAAAGGCGGCCGGAGAATCAGTTCTGCTGGATGAGAATGCAAAAAAAGATTTAGGGCTTTCCGGGCAGGGAAAGCTCTTTACCGGTTTTACGGCTTATACGCTTGTTCGGAATGTGAACGGGGTGGACGGGTTCAGTTTTTCGAGCGCATGGGATTATGAATCTGCAACACTAAGGAATATGTTCCGGCCCTTTGCTTATCCTATTTTTGACGTATATTTTGAAGATGATTTGGTTTTTAAAGGCGTATTGATGCCGCCGACTCCAGAGGTGAAGCCTGATGCTCAGACTCTGAACGTGCAGGGCTATCCTCTTTGCGGTGTGCTTGTGGACAGCTACTTGCCACCTTCGCTTTTTCCGGCTGAATACAGCGGAATGAATGTGAGGGAAATTGCGGAAACTGTCTGCGAGCCGTTCGGAATTAATGTTGTTGTGCAGGGCAACGTGGGGGCAAAATTTGAAAAGGTTGAAGCGTCGCTTGATGACAAGTGCTGGGATTTTCTTCAGAAGTTGTGCGAGCAGCGCGGCCTGTATATGACGAACAAGGCAGATGGAAGCCTTTTGATTTACAGGCCGGAAATTGAGGCTGTTTCGGCAACCTTCATTCAAGGAAAGCTGCCGTTTATATCATGTGTGCCCGAATTCGACGGTCAGAAGATGTATTCGCATATTACCGGCTACACGAAGACAACCGAGGAAAATGACAGCGAAAAATACACTTATGAGAATAAAGCCCTGATTAAGAAGGGCGTATTGCGCTGCTACGGCAAGGCGATTGAGGATGCCGAGGGCGGAACGCTGAGACAGGGGGTTTTGTCTCTTGCCGGTCGGATGTTCGGCGAATGCGTGAAATATAAGCTTGTTGTGAGCGGTCATAGAGGCAAAAACGGCAGGCTTTACCGTGAGAATATGGCGGTGAGTGTGAATGCTCCTGGCTGCGAGATATACAGAGAGACTAAGTTTCTTGCGGATCAGGTGACCTTGAAGCGCGATGACCAGGGGGGAGAGACAACGGAATTTCTGCTTGTTCTTCCTGGCAGCAGGACGGGCCAATTGCCGGAGGTGTTCCCGTGGGAAGAGTAGCAAGGGTATTGCAGACAGAAGATCTGCTTGAGACGGTTGAAATATATTCGGGGGCAAACGTAACCGCTAAGGCCTATGGAGCGGGCGGCGATGATGCCCCGCCGCTGGAAAATGACAGAGTGCTTTTAGTTTCCATAGAGGGAACCGGCAACTATGCCGTGGCCGGAGTTCTTGGCAAGAGCCAGGGGGCGAAGCCGGGAGAGCGGGTTCTATATTCCAGAGATAAAGACGGCAATGTAAGAGCTGTAGTTCATCTGATGAATGACGGCTCTGTCAGCGTTGTCTGTCAGGATGAAAACGGCGAAGAGCTGATTTCCGGCATTATGGGCGGTGACGGAAAAATAAAGATAGAAAAATGTGAGGAAATTTCTGTTGAGGATAAAAACGGTAATAAAATTGTTTCTGGTTCTGACGGAATTTCTTTGACTGACTTGAAGGGCGGTAAGATTACGATGAACGGCAAGATTACTGTTCAGGGCCTTATGGGTAAGATTGAGGTGAGCTGATGCCTTTTGTTGCGCTTGAGAATTGCCAGATTCAGGACACACTTCACCAGGGGACGTGCGTTATTCAGAGTGGACTTTCTGATTTTTCGAAGATTGACAATAAGAAGGTTTGTCTGGACGGTCTGAAGGTGCTTGTGAGCGGCGGCACTGTTCCAGGCCCTCAGGTTGCGCCTGTGGTGGTGACGATTAACGCGGCTTTGATTCCCGGCGTTAAAATTGACGGCAAGTCTCCTCTTGCTGCAGGCGAAGTTTCCAGCGGCAGTGAGACGGCTCAATATACGGTGGGGCAGTCGGTTGTGACTGCGCCGGTGGTGCTTACTATAATCAATGCCGGGCAGAATGATATACAGATGACTTGAGGGGGTAGAATGTGAATGAAGATGAATTTATGGGCGATGTGCTTCTGACATCAACTCCTGACGGGGTTGATGTTGTTCTGGAGAACGGACTGATTAAGGACTGCAGGGACTTTGATTCTGCGGTCTTGCTTTCGCTTATGGGTGGAAATGATGAGGATTTGAATCGGCGGCCAAAAGAAACATGGTGGGGAAATCTTGTTGAGGGAACGCAAGAAAGCGAATGGATAAGCAGCGAGTTTGGCGCGATGGTTAAGGGCTTTCCTCTTACCAGCGGCAACCTTCGTAAGGCTAAGGATGCCTGCAAGAGGGATTTGAACTGGATTATGAGCGAGGGCGGAGCTGATAACATCAACGTGGAGCTTGCGGCTGAATCTTCGCAAAGGGTAAAGCTTGATGTGGAAGTTACCCAGGACGGTAACAGGACTGGCGGTGGTAATTATGAATTGCAATGGCAGGGGGCTGTAAGATAGATGGCATACGAAAATAAAACTGTTGATTATGTTTACAACTTACTTATAGAAAGCTTTCAGGAGAAATTTAACAATAAGCTCAGGCTCTTGCCCAAGAGCTTTATTGTTATTTTGAGCAAAGTGCTTTCTGTTATTTTTGTGCTTCCTTATAAGGTGTGCGGCTGGTTTTATTTGCAGCTTTTTCCTGATACGGCGAGCTTTGACCGCGTGAATGTTCTTGGAATAAGCCTGCAGCCTCTTGTTAAGCTGGGGGTAAATATCGGCGTTGGTGAGCCTACCAGCGGACAGGCATGGGAAGGGCTTGTGAGGGCAACTGTGGTTACTGAGGGAGAGGCTATTGCAGCCGGAACTCAGCTGAAAAGTGATGTAACCGGCTTGATGTATGTGGTGAGCGAGACGGTGACGACAACGGGTGCAAGCGTGGACGTGCCTGTGTATTGCGCGCAGTCTGGAAGCAGCGGAAATCTTTCGGAGGGGGACGAAATTAAATTTGTGTCGCCGCTTGGCTTTATTGCTCAGGCGGCTGTTGTTGCCGGAACGACTAAGGAAGGACTTGATGAAGAGACAGCTGAGCATTATAGAAGACGGGTTGTGAACAGATATTCTACTCAGCCGCAAGGCGGGGCATTAAGTGATTATAGAATCTGGTCTTATGATGCCCCCGGGGTATTGCAGACTTATCCTTATAACGGGGAGGAGTCGCCGGGGGATGTTGAGATATATGTGGCCGGAAATACGGATTTATATCCTGACAGAGTGCCAGGAAGAGAGTTGTGTGTGGCCGTGGGTGAGGCGTGTACTTATGACCCGGAGACCGGCATTGCAGACAGAAAGCCTATGACTGCGATTCTTGATCCTGATTACGATGGGACGTACAGGAACATAAAGCCGGTTAGTATTGTGACTGTTGATGTGTATGTGACTCAGATTCAAGGCGTGGATGTGTCTGATTTTGGGGCTGCATACAAGAGCATCTGTGCTGATTATCTTTTAGGGCGGGAGCCTTATATAAGGGGTTTGAGCGATGATAACAATAAGACTAATTCCATTCAGCGCAATACTTTGATTGCTTTGGCCAACAGTGTTGCGACGAGCTTAAAGGCTCAGTTTGGAACTGTAACGATGGAAATAAACGCGGTACAGGTTGATAACTACAGTCTTGGCAAGGGGGAGCTTAGTGCTTTGGGCCGTCTGTTCGTGAATGGGGTTGAATATGAGCAGTAAGTTTAAGAAGGTGATTGAAGCTTTGCTGCCTCATTCCAGGCAATGGAGCTTGACGAAGACAAGGAATATGGAGCGGCTATTTGCCGCTATTGCCGTTCTGCCTGAAGATTTGCGGCGGGAAATTGAAGCTGTGTATTTAGACCGGTTTCCGGAAACCACAAGAAGCCCTGAGAAGTGGGAACAGGTGTTCCAGGTAATATTCACAAGTGCCGAACTGGAAATTAGAAGAAATGTTCTTTCCGGTTTGTGGCAGATGAACAATTCCGGCGGGGCGATTATTTTTTTGCGGCGTGTTCTGCAGGAAGTGTGGCCGGAAATTCAGGTTGTGGAGAATGTGCCGGTAGGGAATCCCCGTGGCCCTAATGCAGTCTCCTTCATGGTGTGCGGCAATGATATTGCCTGCTGTGGAAACCGCAAGGCTGTCTGTGGTTACCGCGAGGGTGATGGAGATTTTGAGACGACAATTTTACGCAATGACACGGCAAGCAGCTACTCAATTCCTAACGAGCCTGCCTGGTGGGGATATTGCTTTTACGTGTGCAAAGAAGCTGTGAGAGATTCCAGAGGCGTAATTATTTACGTGCGGCGGCTTGAGATTCCTGTTGACTACAAAAATTACATTGAATACTTCATCTTGAGGATGAAGCAGGTGCAGAGTGTGGCCGTTCTGGCAATAAAATGGGTGTAAAAAAGGAGGAAGAAAATGTTTAAAATTGATGAGACCTATAGCGATTATTATAAGACTGACCCTGTGAAGTACCCCGGTGGTGGTGCCATTAATTCCAGCGGCGTTGATACTACGGACGGAAC